ACTTCAAAGTGAGTACAATGGAATACCAAGTTGAAAATGGACAGAAGTTCAGACTTGGTGATACAGATGAATATTTTTGGAAGACAAAAGATGAATGATAGAATTTGCTTTAGTTTACATGATAGGCACAGTTGTTGTTAATCAAAGTCAAACATTTGAAAATGTGAATGACTGCTTGTATTTTGCAAGAAAACTAAACAGACAACCAGAGATCCCATACCCAGATGACAAGAACAGAAAGATCACAGCGTATTGTAAGCCCGTGCCGAAACGTGTGCGAAATAAAAAATAGTGTTTGTATTGGTTGTTTTCGAACATTAAGTGAAATTTCTGTTTGGTCACGCCTATCTAATGATAAACGTGTCAAAATCATGGAATCACTCAAAAAAAAGAGGCTCTCAGATCGCCACACAGAGCCAAAACAAACCCTCCGTGTGTGATTATACCCTAGAATAGTCTTCTTTTTTCTACGTTTAATTTTAATACCCTAGCGTTAATTTACGCCTTTTTAGAAAGAATGTTTTTCTTTTTTGCTCTCTTATCTTTTTGATGGAAACAATTTATATATAAAAATGCAGAGTTAAGCTTTATTACTAGAAAAGGATATATAATGTTAAAGGAATGGTTCTATAAAGTTAAAATAGCTAGAACAGTAAGTGCATTGAATAGTTTAGATGATGCAACATTGAAGGACATAGGTCTAAACAGATCTAATATTACTTCTCATGCTTATGAAATTTTTGAAAATGAGAAGCCAGAAGAAGACAAAATGGATGAATTAGATATGTTTGTAAAGTCAGGTATTTAACCGACTTCTCCCCAGTTATCGCCTAGTTCTACATCAACTTCAAAAGGGATTCGTAAGTCTGGAACACAGTTGGACATGATATCTTTTATCTTGTCCACCTCTTGTTCATTTTTAATATTGAAACATAGTTCATCGTGAACTGTTAACATCGGGCATAACCCTTCCGAATAACAATCGACCATTGCCTTTTTTGTTTGATCTGCACTCGACCCTTGGATCAATCTATTCAGCGCCTTGTATGTATATGCTCTTTGTACGTTTTGATATTCTTTTACTGCATCTTTTAAAGGTAAAGGTCTTTTGGCACTAAATCCTTTTGGTTCATATAAATCAAACCTACATTTTCTGCCTAGTTGAGTTCTTATCATTCCTCTCTGTAGAGCAAAGTTTGAAACTCTTGTTGCTAAATCTTTTACAAAAGGAACTTTCTGATTATATGTTCTTAACAAATCACTAGCTTCATCTTCTGTAATAGCCAACGTGTCTGCTAATTTTTTACGACCCATGCCATACATGATTCCAAGATTAACAGTTTTAGCTTCTTTTCGAGTTATGTTTGCCATATCTGCAACCATTTGATGAAAATCTGCCTTACCTTCGTTATACATGGTTACCACTTCATCTATTAAAGGATGCCTAAGTCCGTCAGAAGGTTTAGCACAATAGTGAGCTAACCATCTTGGTTCTTGTGAGGCATAGTCAAAAGATCCCCACTTACATCCCTCTTCTGGAACAAACAGTCCTCTAATTGCTTTCTTGATTCCTATGTCTCTTGATGGTATTTGTTGTAGATTAGGATTACTAGAACTGAAACGACCTGTAACAGTTCCACCATCATCAGTACGAAGGGGATGAAAATCACAATGTATACGACCATCATGAGCATGATTCAAAATTGTCTCAACAAAAGTTGTGTTCGCTTTATTAAGTTCTCTTATCTTTACAATCTTTTTCGCAATAGGATGAGAATGATGAGAGAGAAATTGTTTTGTGAAAGAGGGAGACCCGCTCTTTTCTGTGCGAGAATACTTAAGTCCAAAAAAGTCAAAGACCTTTGCTATAGATGTGCTGACCCAAGGTTCAACAGCCACTCCAGTTTCCTTGACTATTTCATCAAGTAATTTTTTCTCTTGTGATGCCATTAGTTTTTTAGTTTTTTCTGCTTGATCTAAATCAACCCGAACACCTCTTGTTTTCATCTCTAACATCACTGGTATTAATGAAGATTCTAGTTGAAAAATACTTGTGCATTCTTCTCTTTCTAGTATTGGGAGTAAATGATCATACAACCTTAGAGTGACTGCAGCGTCTTGTTCTGCATATGCTCCTACATATTTGGCAGGCAGTTTATACATCTCTGCTTTGGGATCTACTCCAAACTCACTTGCAGCGTGTCTTAAAGTTTTTTCACTCTTGTATTCTTGTAAATAGTCAATCACTAAACTATTTAAGTTATAATATCTTCTGTTCTCATCAATCAAAGGAGCCATGATCATTGTATCAAGTATGGGACCTTTGATTTCTATACCTTCTGCTCGTAACCAACCTAAATCATACATAGAGTTATGAAAAATTTTAGGAATGTTTGGAGTATCCATTTGTTTCTTAAACCACCTAAAAACAGTGGTTGAATCTATGTTACCTTGCGAATGTCTTATAGGATAATATCCTTGAAAGTCACCTGCAGCCACTGCAATACCAATGATGTAACCATCTTTTCTACACCATCCAGGTCCTAACTTTATTAAATTTGGATCCCTAGTTTCTAAGTCAACTGCAATACGAGATGCTTTCGTTAAATCTGGAAAGTCACTTGGAGGAGACCAATCAAAGTCTATGTTTCCCCAGGAAAGATCTTTTATATCTTGATCAATAAAATGATACTGATGTTCTTTATTTGTCATTAATTATTTCGCCTCCAAGAGCGGCATATCCAATGATGTCCACCCAACTATCATCATGATTTAAAGTTTCTGCTAGTCTGGCTAATTTAACTCCTATCATACAAGCGACAACTTCTTCCGCCGTAACTTCTCTTGCAAGTATAACAGACCATATCTTAGCTATTCTTTCGTGATTAAATTTTGCAGGACCATATTCCTTTGCCCTCGGTCCATTAATTAATTTTTCTGCTTCATTTAAAAAATATTCTCTATCTTTTTTCATATTTGATATCCACTTTCACTTTTACTTTCAACTATATGAAGAGACTTACGAGCACGAGTTGCTCCAACATAAAACACTCTGTGCTCACTGTCTTCATCTCCTTTTTCCTTTATTAACTTAGGACAGTCAAGGATTAATGCAACATTGTCTGCCTCTCCACCTTTAGCTTTATGTATTGTTGATAAACGAATTCTAGGTTTTTTTGTTAATATTCTCTCTCCTCTTCTTCTTGCTGAAGTAATATATATTCGTTGTTGATCCGTCATACTTATGACATCGTACCACATCATTTCTTTGTTCAAATTTAAAAGAGATCCCAACTCGCTGTTTAATAAATCGTCCAAAGTATATGTTCTGCTTTGGTCTAGTTGCTCTATCTTTCTTTTTCCACCATATTCTATTATTCCCTTTTTTGTTCTTTTCGAAAACTCTACCCAATTTTGTACACTTAAACTTTGATCTTTGCATAATTGTATCCACACCTCTATACTGTTAATTAACTGTTCAGACACAGACCATCCAGATCCTTCCCTCCAGAACATGTATCCTTCGTCTTGTAGTTTATTTCCTATATCAGAAAGTATTCTGTTTGTTCTCGCTAACACATACCATTCTCCTTTGCTAAAATTTATATCCATAGCATTGTAATAATAAGAAACACTTCCCTCTTCTTCCTTTGGCTTATATTCTTTTTGTTTTCTTGTTTTAACTTTTCTTATTATATTTTTTGCAACAGACCAGACAGTGTATGGAACTCTATAAGATTGATCTAGTACAATAGAATCTTTTGCACAGTTTAAAAAATGATTTACATTTGCACCTGCCCAATTGAAAATACATTGATCGTCATCCCCAGCATAGTAAGCCTTTTTAGCATTAGGTAACAAACACTCCTTGACCATTCTCCATTGAATAGGAACCAAGTCTTGTGCCTCATCTATAATTAATAAATCTAAATCTGGACCTGTTCCTTGTTCTAAAAATTTAAGCAGCATGTCTGTAAAATCTAATTTGAAATGTTTGTTTTTGAAATCTTGATATGCCTCTGCAACAGTAGGCATGTATGCTCTTTTCAAGGACATATCCCCAAAAGAATCAAACTCTTTCATAAGATCAGTTCCTTTTAATCTAGACATATTGTACACATAAAAATATTTATCCCCATCACTTGACCCAGGTGTAAACATGTCGCCTTCTTCTACATTTATTTTCTCTTCTTTTCTAAAAGATATACCTAGTTTTTTACCTATAAACCTCATGTCGGCAGATTTAACAACATCTTCTGATTTCATTCCAACCCAACGAAAAGCAAGAGAATGTAGTGTCCTAAAGTGAGGAAAATATTTTTGATCTAAATTAAATTTAACACAAGCTCTATCAACTGCTTCTTGTGCAGCTTTTCTTGTAAAAGATAAAAAAGCTATTCTTTGTGGATCAACTCCATCTGCAATAGCTTCTTCTATAATACTTAACAGTTTTGTAGTTTTGCCCGTACCAGGTGGACCATATATTGCTATTTCTTTCATAAATATTGCTTCCAATTTATACTTTCGGTTCTTGTATCTATATAATCTCTAACCATCTTTATGTTTCTAACCATCTCTTGATAATAGATTAACTCAACTCTTTCTTTTCTTGTAAGAGATGAAGGCAACTTTCTCATGGCTTTTTCGTTTATTTGAAAAGCATTCAAATATTCATTTAAAACTTCAATACAAATATCATGTTTTATTTCATTATCAGTTTTCATCAAAAAGGTACTTCTTCTTCAAATTCAACTTTAGGTATTTCAACATCTTCTCTCACTTCGGGAACCCACCAAACACGGACGGATTTAAATTTACCGTCTGTTGTTTTAAAACTTCTAATATTATTACACTTTTCTCCATTGTTTATTTCTTTAATTCTCTCTTGAATCTGACCTTTTGAATAATGTGTAAATCCTTTTTGTCTTAAGAATTCTATAAAAGAGTCTACTTTAAAATAAACTAATCCTTCCATGATCCATGGTTTACCAATTAATAATTCCTCTGCCGATTGTGCTTGTACTCGTCCATAACAAAAAGATTCAAGCAGTTGACTAAAATGTCCTTTGTAAGTTAGTTCTTCTGGCACTTCTATTTCATTAGCCTCTGCTAACAATCCATTAATTAACACTTGCCAATCGCTCTCTCTTACTTTTGGAGGCATAAAATTTTGTTGCTCAAGACATGCTATTTGAAACTTTGATTGTGATTGCAAATCAAAACTTGTTAACTCTAATCGTCTACCATCCAAGTCTGCAAAGAACACTCTTGGTTCTGATTTAACAATAGATATACCTGTTATTTCTACGGCATCCACATTTGCACCAATGCCATACTTCCTTCTTTTACATAAAGATTTATTACAATGTGATTTGATAGGCTCTTGCCCACATGTATAAAAATATTCTTTCTTCT